TCGGGACCCTTACGATGCTCGATCATGCGAGCGTCGTAGAGACAGCAGTCGGTGATCGCGGCGTCCGGCTTGCAGACCAGGATGTGATCGATCTTGTCCCCGGTTCCGCAGAGTGCAGGCAGGAACCACCATTCGTTATTCTGCCGCCAGGCCAGGACCTTCGTGTCCTCGGGGACGTTGCAGTCCTCGAGTAGAGAATAGGCGATCACTTGGCAGTCGCCGGAATGGTCTTTGTAAACGCCGTTCGGGCCATCCAGGAAGACGAGCGGATAGGTGCGAGAGTTGCCAGTCGGATAGGAACCGTTGTCGCAGGTGCGAGCCAGGCGAACCTCGATGACGCCGTCGTTGACTTCGGGCGTTGTTTCTCGGTTGCGTGTCGACTTGAGCCAGCCGGCGAGTTTCTCGAGGTTCTCTTGCCGCTGCTTTCCTGATTCTGGGATCATCGTTTGAAACGCCTCGAACGTTGCCCACCATGAGAATGAAGACGCAAGAAGTCGAGCTCGCCGAACGCCGTGTGAATCGTGACTTGCATCGGTGGCAGGTCGCGCGGCTGCTCGGCCACTGAGTGTAACGCAAACACCTCGATTTCGGTCACAGCCGAGAACACCTCGAGGCTAACGATCCCGTTGTGCAGGAAGCGAACGAACTGCCCGAGATGGACCTTTTCGACGGGCGTGTCCCAGGGCCAGCGGATGCGAATCGCGATTCGTTCTTGCGAATACCAGCCATAGGCCGTGCGAGCGATGTTCTCGAGTTGCGGACGATTGTCGTTGATGAAGCCATCGCCATCCACCAAGATCGGCACGCCGGCTGCGTCGAGGTTCGCGATCGTATTCGCCTTCACCCAGTCGAGTTTGTAATTCTCGCCGCATGGGATCCGCATGATACGCTTGAAGTCGCGCGGCGTGACGTCGTCGTCCTTGGGGTATCGGCCCTCGCAGAATCGATCGTCGGCAACGCAAATGGTCGCCTTCATCGACTTCCAGTCCCAGTGACCGTGGACGATCTCGTCCTCGGGGCGCGGTTTGAAGTCGCCGAACGCGATCGTGTGTTGCGGGGCGCGAACGATATCGACCTGGATGGATTGCCCGTCGGCCGGGATGCGAATGTTGGCGCCCCAGTCGCGAACGTCGGCCTCTTCGACGATCTCCACATCGCCGCCGCGTCCCATCTTCAGCAGCTCGACGAAGTGGTTCGGGTTGTTCGGGACTTCGATGAGGATCAGCGGCGGACGTCGTTCTAGTTTATTGGTTTCATTCTCGTACTCGACCAGGCCGTTGGCGATCTTGTAGCCGCCGTAGTCGGTCGATTCATAGAACGGGATCGTTGGCAGGATGCGGACGTTGCCGAAGAATTGCTTGTAATCGTCATCGGTCGTTGGCGGGTAATCGAGCGTCTCACGCAGCACGAAGCGTCGAAAGACGTTCGACGTGTCTTCGCCGGACCTGGCGATCGCATGCCACTCACGACGCAGCGCGAGCTCTGATTCTGGCGGGTAGAGCGGATGATCGCTTCCGCCGAGTTCGTACTTCGGCTGCTCTTTGACCAGGTCCCAGCCGCGTTTGATGTGGTCCGCGGTCGAGACGCCGAAGTCGGCCGTCCAGGTATTAGTTCGACGCGACCCGTAACAGATGACCTGGTCCACAGAGTGCGACGTGTCCTTCTGGTAGATCACGTCGGCGGACCAGTGCTTATCGAATCGGTAGTTCGCCCAGTCGGTGTTCGGCTTCAGAGTGTCGACATGCGTCGAACCGGGATGCTCGGCCGGCAGTTCGATCTCGGAGTCGGTGAGCGATGCGATGCGGAGATAGATCGTGCTGGTCGATTCTTCCACCCAGAGCCACCAAGTGAGCAAGCGACGCCGCGAGATGAGCGTATTGAAGATGTCAATCGAGGAAACTAAGTGCGACTCGAGTTCGGGAGAGTCCCATTCTGGCAGGAGTTTGAGATCGTCGTCGAGCACGTCGAAGTGCAGGATCTCTTCTGGTGCGTAATGTTCCTCTTCTCCTTCTATCCTCTTCGGCCAGCCAGTGCCAGACTTGATCAAGTACTCCACGATGTCGTGAGTCGACCATTGCCCGTCCTGGGCCTTCTTCTCGTCGTTGTGATAGGCAAACAGGAAGTAGTCGCGAGTGAATTCAACCCCGACATCAACAACGACCTTACTCTTTGTAAGTTCTCGATTGCCGCGATTGTTCTCGTTGAACGTCAAGCCGATCTTGGCCTCGCGTTCGTTTCCGTTCGTGTCAGGAGCACGGTAGAAGCTTCTGTCGATCCGATGTCGATCGAGCAGCGACTCGAGGCCGTAAGCCATGAATGTTCGCTCGCCAGCCACGACAGGAAAGTTCGGGTTGACCATCACCGTCGCGTCTTGAGCGTCCGACATCACGTCGATGATTCCATACCAGTACCAGGCCTCCTCGATCGCGGCTGCCGTCTCGTCGGTCCGCATTTCGATCTTGAGATACTGACGCTGGAGCTCGGCCGGATGGATCTCCTGGAAGGCGCCGCCATCAGCGAGGATGCCCCAGCCATAGCGAAGCGTGATCTGTGCCCGAGGCATCGACGGAGCGGCACACCAGATGACAGCGTCGATGCGGACGTTCACCAGTTCCTTCCACTCGTCGGTCCATCGCTCCTTCACCCACGCGCGAGCGTAAGCGATCGGAGAGCGGCGAGGCGTCTCAGGTGCTCGGAAGTCGACTTCGATTGCGACGGGGTTGGCCATTGCGTTACTTCACTACGTAGAGGCGACCGGTTCCGGTGATAGCAGTGTTGCTGACGATCTTGATGCGACCGCCTGCCAGGGCGAACACCTCGACGGGCAGCACGTTACGATTGCCAGGCGTCACGTTCGACGCGAGGGTCGCACCGTTGTATGAGACGGTTTCCCATGTGCCGTCGGGTGCTTCGGCCTGGAAGGAAATCTGAGCGGTCGTGAACCCGCCAGGAAGCCAGAGCGCGAAGACTCGTCCTGGTTGGATCTCAATCGGCTGGCTCGTTGTGCTCGCCGACCAAACTACCGTCTTATACCCGTCGCCGCCGATTGTTGCTTGTGACATGACTGTCGTTCCTTATCGAATCAAGATTTCCCACTGTGCGCGGAGTAGAGCGCCGACGGTGTGATTGAATCCGCCGATGCCAAGAAGCTGGTCAACGATCTCGCATTGCACGTCCTTGATGATCACGTTCGGCCAGACCTGACCGTCGAACGGATGGAGTTCGTCGAAAACGTACTGGAGTTCAACAGGATTGCCGCCGCAGGCCGCTTCGTATTGCTCTTTGAGGATCTGGGCCTGCCACTGCGACGGAGCGTCGACCACGGTTTCAGGTCGCCAGATCTCGCCGCGGGTGCCGTCCAGCCAGGTAGCGAAGCCGTTCGCGCCGGAGCGAGTCTCGATTACGAGCCGGCGACGTCGTGTCGGTGGACATGGAGTCATCGAGAGAAACTTGAACTGGCCGAGTTTGTGCTGGAACCGAGGCATGGCTTATTCCACCTGGGCGTTTCGTTGTGCGGCTGCGGCTTGAGCGTTCTGGCCGTTCGAGATCATGGTCGAGTTGTCTTCGATGGCTCGGCGAAGTTCTGAGAGTTCCCACTGGGCCGTTTGAAGTTGGGCGCGGCGAGCAATCATCGCTTCGTAACGTTCTCGCAAAGCCTTCGATTGCAAGCGACCTGGATTCGCTCGAAGTTCCGCAATTGCTGAGTTGAGCAATGGGAGCATGTTCATTGCCACGTCAAACGAATCGCTTCCGATAATGGCAGCCTCGAACATCGCTCGCTTGATCAGTGACTGAGCCGTGTTCGCGAATCCCTTCTGTCCAGCGTACATCGCTCCAGGATATTCCTGCTCTCCGAACTCACCTCCGAACAAGATCGCTCGAATCGCACCGTTGACGTTGTTTGCTTTTCGATTGGCCGCTTCTTGAGATGCGCCCGCGCGGCGAATAGATCCAGCGGTCGCCATTTCTGGCGTGCCCTTGAGAGCGAATCGAGCAAAGTCAGACCACTCTTTTTCTGACGGCCTCGCCATTTCGCCGAGTGCCACTTCAGTAAGAAGCGACGTCGTTGTGCCTTGCAAAATTTCTCGCTGCGGATCTTTTGTGAATACTCGTCCGAGAAGGTCTTTCTCGGTTTCCCGAATGATTGACGGCTTCTCGGCTGCCGCCTTGCGGATGGCATCGTAGAGAGGCAGATCACGATAATTCTTGCCAGCCTTCTCGCGAAACACACCAGACAGGCCAGAGAACGCCGTTCGAGTGAGTTCGCCAGTGTCGTCTCCGAGTCGACCACCGATCGCAGCCATCATCGCGAACGCTTGTCGCGTGTTTTCAACAGCGGCTGAACCACGTAGATCTGGCGCCGAGACTTGAGCGGAAACAACACCTTGCTGGATGTTTGGAAGGTCTTCGACGCCCATGATGCGAGCAGTCCCGAGGAAACCCATCTGCATCTGGACGATTTCTCTCGGAGAAACTCCAGGAAGCCCCTTCATCAAGTCGCCAACCGCTGCGGCTCCTCGAGCAGCCTCATCCATCTTGGCAGGACTGTAATATGGGAGAGCCTCACGCATGATGGACTCAACAGTCGCTGCTCGCTTGATCGGATCAGCTTCAACGACAGAGTTATAAACCTGAGTCGCAACCTGCAGACCGCCAGATTCACCGAATCCAAGATCGACGCCAACCTTCGAAAATCGATTGATTCCGCCTCGCCGCTGATCTGCAGTCGCTTGGATGCCCATCGCGTTCGCGAAGTTCTTCTGGGCGTCAGCGAGATTGATCGTGACGTTCGTGGCCTGACGCTCCAGATCGATCTGTTTCTGAATGGCAGCGTTCGCCAAGCTAATTGCCATGTGTGCGGCCTGGTACGCCGACACCATCTTGATCGCCTTCGTTGTCAGCTTGTCGATCGCAGAATCCTGTGCTTGATCGATCTTCTCTGACTGGTCTTCAACGGCTTTTAGTTTCTTCGCAAGCTTGTCGTTGGCAGTCAACAGCTTGTTGTATTCGGCATGCAGCTTCTCAAACCGCCCGAATCCGGTAATCGTCAGGATGCCGTCGCCGCCGCTGCTCATTTTGTCATCCCAGTTAAGATTTCAATCGCACCGCGACTCGGTTGATATCCGTGATTCCTACCAGTCATCCAAGAGAGAATCTCTCTTAGGTTGGCTGACTTGTTTTTTTTTGATCGTCAAAGTGCTCGAGAACGACCTGCCAGTCAGTGACGCAACCGAGCAGAGTGCCAACGAACGTGGAGTCTAGGAACGAATAACCCCAAGTCCCTAGTGCGTAGATCTCCGCGACTCCTAGGTGGTAGTGAGCAGAGAGAAACTCGATCGCCATCAAGTTGATTTCTTCATCCGTCATCTGCAGACGGCCTGCCAGGTAATCGATCGCCTTACCGGAAAGATCCCAGATCGCCTGGTCCCTGGCCTTCACCTTCGATGAGAATTTTCCGTTTTCGTCGAATCCGTAGTCGAGCGTCAGCGTACAACGGTTGGCGTTCTTCGCGCGAACGACGGGTGCCATCCAGGAATTGCCGTGCAGGTCAGGCACTTCGAATCCAGCCAGAGGACGATACTTGGCAAAGTCTGCTGGCTTCGGAAGCGAACCATGTTCGCGCCCGATCCAGTATCCTTTGAACCTTACCCAGTCCTGTGACATCGGATCGTAGAAGCACTTCGGCAGCTCGATCTCGCCGATCGGCTTCGGATAGAGCAGCGTGCCAAGGTTCCCGCCAGGGCCGTCGGTGCTCATCCAGACGGTCTGATCGGGGACCACGTCGCGTCCTTCGAAGATGTACGCCGCGTCGAAGCCTGCCAGGGAATCGAGGTTCAGACGGCCGGCACGTTCGTTGACCAACTTGTCGCGTTCAGTCGGGAACCAGTAATAGAATCCAGGCACAGGGGAAACCTTTCATCTGGTTGGTGGAGTTTAAAAAAAATCGGGCGGCTTTTTACAGCACGCCCGAACCGTTCAGCCGACACGTTTTCAAGTTGGTGCGAGATTCCGAGCCGACTGATACGGTTGAACTATGCGTCGTAGCCAGCGATCACTTTGATGGTCGCGTCTGCGCCGCTTGAATTGGTGACATACAGTGCCGTGACTGCGCCAGCCACAGGAGCGGAACCGGGATCGTTCTCGCACCAGTACTTCGGCTGGTTGGCCTTGAGTGCCCATGTTTCCTGAGGCGAACCGCTCGAGTTCGTCTTGACCGTCACATCGCGATCGCTGCAGATTGCGAACATCTTTAGGCCCGTTGCCGGGAACGAGCAAGCGAGCAGTCCGTTCGTCGTGGAATTCGGAACGACTTCCTCGATCGAGACGTTGCCAGTGACGGTCTTGGTGACGGTCGCGTTGATTCGAACCAGGCCGTCGCCGATGGTGAGTTGTGCCGATTGCTGGGGCATGGCGATTGATTCCTATACGATTGCGGATGAGGTGTTGATGACCATCGGCGTCTCGCCGACCGAGTAGAACATGGGAGTGAGCGAAGCAACTTGACCAGTGACGCCTGGAACCGTTCGCAAACCGCCGACGAGCGTGATCTTGATGTGCGTCGTGTTGCCAGCCAGGTCAAACATATTGGTCGTCGTCATTCGCTGCAGGAACAGTTCGAGCGTTGCGAATTCATCGCCGCCGAATGATGAGTTCGTGATCTCGTCCAGGTTGTTCGAGTTGAGCGTCACGACCGGATGAAACGATCTGATTCCCTGGTAGGTATTCGTCTTCGCGCCGTCGCTGCGGACGGGTTCGAGGACAGGATTTGTGTTCAGCGTCCAGCCAGAGACGCCCTCCAGGAGAACGCCGTTCATGCGGACCGGACCCATGCCGAAGATTCGCTGGCAACCCGAGAGCGATGGTAGTTGCTGAGCACCGAGCCAAACCATCGGATCCGAAACGCCGCGGCGTGCCGTGACGAGCCGTGCGGAGATCTCAGCCACCGAGCCCGTTGCGACTCGCAGCGAGGACCAGTAGAGCATGGCCGACGTCGTGAGACGCGCGACAGCATGGACGGCTGTGGTGGGATCCTCGCGAATCTCCATCGCCTTGCCGGCTTTGTACCAGAGATCGACGATGCCGGCAGAGAGATCGCGTGCGAGTCCCTTCGCCGTGCAGGTGTCGAGGATCGACTTGAGTTGCCGCGAGGTGAACGTGATGTCAGGATCCGCGTTCTCGACGCCGACGAAGCAAGGATTCGGCGAGCCCGCGGTCGATTCCGTCAGGACCTGATAGCCACGATCCGGCGAGACGTCCGACAGATGCGTGATCTCAGGCGACGGAAGTCGGATCGCTGCAGGGTAGTAAACGCGTTGGAGTGCCATGATTTATCCCGCGATCTGTACGTTGACCTGATTGACCTTGAGGAACTTGATCGCAGCACGAATGAAGACGCGGCCGAGCCACATGGATTCTTCAGTCGTGATGTAGGAAAGTTCCTTCTTCATGTTCGGGTAATCGCCGCGACGCCTGCCAAGGATGTACTTCGGGACGACCATCTTAAGTGAGAACCCGTTCTTCGTAACTCGCACCGTGAAGTTTCTTCGAGCCTTCGTTTCGGTGTGTCCTTCGAACGCGATGTCGACCATGCCCCCTTTGACGACGTTGTGGCTTTCTCGCTCTCCGGTCACAGGATCAATGATGGAGTCGCCCTGAGCGAACTTGATCTTGATCTCGGAGTACTTCTTCTTTCGTTTCTTGTGCTTGTACTTTCGTCCCGCGCCTCGTTGAAAGTGCTGCGGGAGGATTCGCTTGTGCCAGGCTTCGGCCACCTGGAACATTCCAAACTTGATCGCTTCGTTGATGACGTCCTGGCCGATGCCTCGCCTGCCAGCAAAGAGAGCGACTCCTCGATAGTTGGCGTTGAAGTAGATCGGCACTCGTTAAACCTCGATGTCCGCTCCGATCTGCAGGTCGTACTCAGCAAACCAGAACTTGAAGTCGTCGTTCTCGTCTCGTCGTGCGACCGGCTGCGGGTCGGTCATCTGCGTGATCTTGCGGAACACAAGGCTCTGGGCCTGCATGTTCTGGCGGGACAGTTCGTCGAGGAACTGCCCTAAATAGTTCGTGAAGTTCTTCGCTGTCTCTTGGAACGTCGTACCGCGGTACTTGTCCTGCAAGTGCAGCTTGATGTGCATCTGGGGGAACATGCAGCCAACGGAATGCTCGTGGTAGTCGAACTCCGATGTCTTGATGATTGCAAACGGACGCTCAAGTGGTGCTGGTCGGACAACGTTGCCAGTAAACTCCGGCCTGACTGCATGCCAATAAACTTGGTTTGCCGGCGTGAGTCCCTCCAGTCCGCACTGTGCGACGAAAATCGAATTCGCGACGATCAGCGATTCCAGTCGCTCCATCACAATCGCCATCTCGCCGAGTGCCACCATTACCGACCACCAATTCCCTGAGCGTCACGACGTTTGCGTTCGAAGTGCAACCGCCATGAATCAACCGATTCGTTGTCATGCTCGCCGCAGTAAACGTAAGGCGTCTGGTCTTCGTCGTGGGCCACGTCGCGGAGGATCGTATCGCCAAGGTTGGGACGCAGGACACCTTTCACCGAGTGCTTGAGCACTTTGACTTTCAACACGCAAGAGCGAGTCTCCGTGTCGAGGTTCTCGAGTTCGAGGTTTTCTTCTTCGTAGACGTGAACGTTGATCGACCGCGAGGCACCACCACGAGGCGTATAAACCACCGTCTCGCCGAAATAGTCCGGCGAGAGGTGGAATGTTTCCTTCGTGGCAGTGAGTAAGTCGCGGAAGGTCATAGGTTACGCTGGCAGCTTGAATTCGATCTTCATCGACTTCAGGTACAGGTACACTTGCGAACTGGCATTGTTCGTCACTTGACGAGCGCCGACAATCGGCTGAAGTCCGCCAGCATAACCGCTCATGTCGATGTGCTTGGGGAACTGCAGGTGCCGCATAAAGCCTTTGTCATCAGACACGCTGAACTGAACAGAAGACTTCCCGCCCTTCGAGGCGCCAGGAGGCCCGATCGATTGGATGCCCGTCGCGAAATTGATTCGAGCTCGAGTCCAGGCGTTATTGGGCAGCACGATGCCGGTCGGTTCGTCGTCGATGTTCGTGACGTTGTCGTCGGATTCGACATACAGCGTACGATTTTGCGTCGAGCCGCCGATGCGGAACCAGACGCCTTCCTGGATGGCATCAGGGTCGGCGTTGTACGTCGATCCCAAGCCAAGAATAGCGTCCGTGTTCGCGTGCCATCCTTCAATTAGGAACAGGTACTCGACGGACAATAGATCGTCGATGTCGAAAGCCAGCCGGTTGTTGAAGTGGATGAACGAACGGTCGGCAGCGTCAGTTACCATCAACTGAACACCCTTGTCAGTGTTCGCCGTGTAACTCACGGTCCCCACTCCGAACGTTGCCGAAGTGAATTCACTGATCGACGCTCCTCGGTCGAAGTGATATTCACGGCAAGCGGATTGCATACCGTTAAGAGCCATTGTGATTAATCTCCCAGAAAACTTGTATTTGAAGCAGACCTAATGCGGGGCGAACTGAAGGAACTAAGTTGATTAGCTTCCTGCGTTCTTGACGATCGACCGCCAGTTGCTGAGCGCGACGCCGAATCGAATCTCATTCGACACCCAGCGGGTTTTGCTTTCTGGGTCGTACCAGTCTTCGCGACGCCCGTCTGAACCGTATCCGGTCTGGTAGGCGTAGATGATCGGAGCGGCGATCATCTTGTCGACCATCGAGTACCAGGCCGCCGTGGAGTAGGCGTCCAAATACGGATCAATGATGGTGTTGACCTTACCGCGGAACGTGTTGATGTTCGCGTCTGTCGCTTTGGCCGAATTCTCGCCAGCCGCCATGTTAAGCGGGGACAGGACCTGCAGAGCGTTCTCTTCGAGCGTTGCAGGAACCAAGACCGACTTCAACGCGGCGCCCATTGGCATCTCACCAGCACCGAAAGAGACGGCAAGGCGATGCTTCAATCGATGCGACTTGAGTTGCGTCGTCGAAGGAACACCACCGGACCCGACATCGATCAGGTTGTTGTGAGCGGCCGAGAAGAACGCGTTGTTATCCAGCATGACTGGATTGGCATTGAGCAGAATCAAGACATTCTTCTGCAACGTCATCCGAGCAGCGATCATGAGCGATCGCAGTTCACGAGCGAAGCCATCCAGAGAATCGTCAGTGATCATCTCGGTCGTCAGGCCGACCTTATTTCCGTACCGATCGGCTTTGATCCAAGAGTTGATCTTGGACTCAAACTGCAGTTCGGTGAACTTTTCGCGTTCCTGAATGGCATCAAGTGCCTTGAAGACACCGACGTCCACGAAATGCGATGGCTTGAAGTCCGGCAAGTCGCCGATCTTCTCGCACCATTCTTGGAAAGACGTCTCAGCGATGACCGCACCAGCCGTGAGAGCCTTACGAGTCAACGCAGACAACAGGTCCGGATGAGCACCGCGGCTGTTCACTGTTCCAGCCGACGCGAAAATGCGACTGTGCTCGAGATAAGCCTTCGCTTCTTCGACCGGATCGTTGTTCTCGACTACGATGCCACGCGAGCGGTTCTGAGCACGGACCATGTCGATCGTTCGCATGTTGCGGAACGTTCCGCCGTACTGTGCGAAGTTCTTCTCGGTCTCGTCGTCCGATCCGATGATGCCTTCGTATCGCTTGCACAACGCAGCTCCGGCACCCATCGCGAACTTGTCCGCTTGGGCCTCGCCAGGGACAATGCGAATCGACGTCTGTTGCTCAGCCAGCTTGTCGGTGGCTTTCATGACGAACTTGTCAATCGACGTACCGTCGCTGACAGCCGTTTCGATTGTGTCGTCTGAAACACCGAGCAACCGACCGCGAGTCTTGATCTCGGCGATGCGATATCGCTCGTCGGCGAGCAGCTTCGAGGTATCGACAACGTCGGGCGACGCAGTCGTCTTGTTTTCTGTGGACGTCTGCTTCGGTGCATCGGCACCCATGAGAAGCTTTAAAGCTTCATCCTCTGAAACAGATTCCTTGCCGAGAGCGATGCGATAGCCTCGCAACGCAACCTGACAAGTCGCGTCGTCTGCGTCGATGCTCTCGATCAGTCCGCGCGCGAATAGAGCGGCTTTCAACTTGGGATTCATGCTTAACCTTTCTTCCGACACTACGGGAACATTGGTTGCGACGCGGGTACGGTCCCGCTCGCGCGCGATAACTTGCTCGAACGTGAGAACGCCGTCGATCATTCCGCGAGACTGCGCCTCGCCAGCCAGGAAGGTAGAACCCTGACCGAATTGCTTCTCGACGACGCTTGGAGTTGTTTTGCGATACTCAGCCACTGCAGAAGTGAATGCCGAGTAAATGTCATCGACGGACTTTTGCAGCGATGCGAGACGTTCGGGAGTGAGATCCTCGTACGGGTTTCCAGAGGCTTTAAGTGAGCCAGCACGAAGGACAGCGAACTTGACCCCGCTCTTCTCATACGCTTCCTTGTAATTCGGGATGACCGTGTAAACGCCGATCGAACCGACGGTCGTCGATGGAGATGCGTAGACTTCGGTTGCCGCGACGCCGATCCAGTAAGCACCGGATGCCATAATGTTGGTGGCGGAAGCGACGACTCGCTTCTTGGCCGCAACTTCGCGAATCGCGTTGGCAACTTCGGGTGTGTAGGACGCAGCCCCGCCAGGTGAATCGATTCGGAGAACGACCGAACTGACGGCAGGATTGTCGCCGGCCTCGCGGATCTGCTGGGCCAACTTCATCGTCGAAGTGCCGCCAGAATACTGCATCATCATGTTGGCTCGAGGCATCAACGTGCCGAACACGTCAATGACCTGGATCCCGCCATCGATGATCTGCGGTTGGTTCTTATCCTCGATCTTGGAGGATCCGAACCGAGCCTGGATATCGGCTTCGTCGAGTTGGACACCAACAGCACGAAGCTCGAGAAACGCGGAGATCTCCTCGAGTTTCTCCTCGAGAATCAACCACGGTTCATTGAGCACCGCGCGAACGACGTTACTGATTTGATGCGTTTGTGGCATCGGCCGCTTCCTGTAGTGCTTTGGCGTCGGATGAACTGCCGACGAGTTGCCCGCCGTTGCCCTTGGTCCAGTCGAGGATCACGCCGGCATCGCGTGCCGCTTCGTTGACGACTCGCATACGGCGGAGATTGCGACGCCAATGGTGTCCACGGCGAGCACATTCGTCCTGGTAGGTCGAAAGTCCCGAGCGAAGTCGATCGATCGAGGCTTCTCCGTCCTCAACGTCCAGGTCAGAACGGTTTGCACCAATCGAGGAAAATGTGTTGAACGCCCACGGTCGCGCGGCGTAGTCCTGGGCACCGAACGTGCGAAACAGGCCGCGAGCGAAACCGAATCGTGTGTGTGCTTCGCGAATCGGCGTCACGACCTTATTGGCGATGGAACCAATAACGGGAGCAACCATCGCGTCATCATCCTGGTGGGATGCTTTGATCGACGCGAGATTGGCGCGAGTTGGATCGCCGAGAAGCCGGTTGACTGAGATTCGCATGCCCATCGCTTGAAGATTGAGCAGCAAGTTGATCAGTGCTGTCGAGTCTGCCGCGCCACGCTTGGACTCGATCACCTCGACGCGGTCGTTGGTTTTGAGCTCTCCGATTGCTGGATAGCCGAGTTTGAATCGAGGCAGTCCTGTTTCAGCGTCTTCGGCGTCCAGGCCTGTCTCGTAGTTGTTGTCGTCCGAGTGAACTGCGACGCCCATCAAGGCCATCAGACCGCGTGTCGTGAGATCGTTGGCGACAAACCGGTCGAGATCGTGATTGGATTGGAGCGGAGCAGAGAACCAGGAAATGCCGACCCTGCCAGAAGGACGCGACCACAGGTACTGATGCAAGACGCGTGAGGCAGGGATGAACGTCGATTCGTTGGTCCAGCCGGTCGAGGCGTCATAGGGATGTGCATCGAAAATCCAGTAGCCGACCTTGCGATTGCGAGAGTCGTACTCGATTCCGTTGGAGATGCGATTGTAAGCCGTTCCATTTCGCAGGAAGCCGGCATCGCGATCGCGAGTCGTGTCGATCTGCTCGAACTCAAGGAGTTGATAGCAGAGCGGGACGGTCCTGCCAGGAGCGGAATCCATCACCTGCAGCCAGAGTGAGTTTCCTGATTCAATTTCGTTCTCGAATGCCACTCGTTGCATGTCCCAGAGCGTGTGTTCGCCCTCGGCGTCGGCTTCCTTCTCGGCCCAGCGCCTGAACCAGATGTCGGATTCGATCTCGAACTTGGCCAAATCCTCGTTCTCGTCGTCGGTCTCGGAGATATCCGAATAGGTGAAGATTCCAGTGCCGATCACGAGGCGACAGAGCGTTGACTTGGCTTTCGAGAGAACCGAATCGTTCCGGACTCGATCACGAACGCGAGCCGTCAGGAGCGGCCAGCTTTGGCGGATGGCTTCATCGCCGGAGAAATGCTTCGGCTGCCAGTGATTGTTCAGCTTCGTGACGCGAGCGCCGGCGTAAGGCGATTCAATGTTCGTTCCCGAACTATTGCCGGATGCTTGAGGCTCAGTTGCTGGGGCGAGCAATCCCAGCTTTCGCATGAGATCGCCTAGCATAAGTAGCGGAACTTTGGCCGATTGGGTTGCGACGCCGCATTGATCGCGTTTTGGACGTTCTCGTCAGAGACAGCCTTCATAAGCGAGGCGTACTGAGAGAGCGCGATGAAGTTGGCCGAGTCCTCGTTCTCGCGGAACGCAGAGACTTTCCCTTCCGCAACGGCTTGCGCTGCGGTTGTGAGGGATGCCAGTAATTCTTCTGCGGTTGGTGCTGCCATGCGCGTAAGCTCGCACGGCTTGCAGAATTACGCGAGATATCTCCGGGTTAGATGTAACCCGGAAGTTGAAAAAAGACTATTGCATGTCAGGCCGAGCGGCGACATTCGGTGTGTCGTTGATGCCAGGCATTCGCGGGCGCCAAGGTCGGCTGAGTTGCAGAGTCGCCTTACAGGTCTTGCATTGATAGTAGGCGATCGGCCCTGACGACTTGTAGGCTGCCATTCGGACTTCCTTGCCGGTTTGATTGGTGCAGTATCCGCACAGCGGCTGGAAGGAAACGGTGCCGTACTCGCGGTCGTCTTTGGTTTCAGTTGGCGGGTTGGTGTCCGGCTTGGCGGTGGTTGGAGAATCTCCGTCGTCCAAGCCAGGAGCGACAGGTTCTGGTTTCGGTTGGTTGAATGGGAATTTAGCCTTCGACATTCGATCTGCCTTTCGTTATTGATAATCGCGAACCGCAACCGTCGGCATTTCAAACCGATGTGACGTTCGCCCTTCGCTCGTCTTTGCCACCCAGGTAGAAGCGTCCCAGGTCGCGCCCATTTCGTGCAGCACGATCTCCGCGCCGCAGAATCCATAGACCTCGGTGTCGCCACAGTGATTGCCCCACTGTTCGTTGCGAGGTTTCCAGACCGTCTTTTTGCGTCCGGTTGTTTTGTCGAGCACGTCGATCGGTTGCTCGTTCGTGAGTTGCCGCAGGTAATCGGATGACGATTGTACGACGCCTGCGAAAAGATTGAACGAACCAGGTGCCTCTCCAGGAAGAACCAGCTTCTCCTGGATGGCCTCTTTGAAATGAACCGTGTAGACCTGCGTGACTTTGCGAGGCGTTGCATACGATGGTCCGTCGCGCGCCGGCTTCTCAACTTCGGTGATACGGAACCGCTCCGAGGGTTTGGTCCGATGATCACCGCGGCAGGCTCGCATGCGTCGCTCGTCCTGGCAGGAAACGAACGCATGCACCTCGCGGGTTCGGTAGTTCGAGTCCATCAGCACGATTCGAGGACGAAGCTTCGTGCGGCCGTTTGCATTAGTCCCTCCACCGTAGATCGGAAAATAGCGGTTCAGGACCGCATCGCGGACCTGAGCTATATCCGAACGAAAGAACTGATTGAGCTCCTGGGTCGTCATCTGCGACAGGTCCACGTCGTCGGTGTCGTAGCGGCGAAGATGACCCCAATCGACCAACCAGGAAGTGGCCTGATCGCCCCACGCGCGGATTGTGTACCAGCAGCCGTGAAGCTGGACGTCGACGCCGGCCGTGAGGAACCAGGCAGCGGGAGGAATCGTGCCGCGGTGATGCTCCGAGGAAAGACGCTCGCCAAGGATGTGCCAGTCCGGGAGTCGACGCCGTGACTCGTACTTGAGCCCGAGCCAGTTCTGCCAGAAGTCCCGCAGCTTCGAATCGCGTCGGTGCTCGAGGTACGCAACCGCGATGTCGGTGAACGTAATCGTCGGCGAATGGGCGGACCAGACGTGATAGGACAGATGACGCCGGCCGCGAAGTGGTTCGCCGATGACGGTGTTGGTTTCCTCGTCGATCGACTGTCCTTCAGCGACCCAAAGCCCCGACAGGATAAAGCCTCGCTTCTCGTCCTGGTCGATCCGACATCCTTCCTTGCATCGGTAGTGAGCGTCCTTGACCTGGTCGGGAGCCAGGAAGTTTCCGTTCTCGTCCTTGAAGCCGGCGATACCTCCGTTTCCTGCGCGCGGCCCGTCTTTGAAGACAAAGAACCGGACCTCCTGACGCTTGCCACAGTGCGGACACTTGCAGAGCCACTTCGCGCGGTGACCGGCTTCGTAGAGTTGGTCGATCGCGGAATTGTCGCCGTCTGGAGATGACTCGTCATAGATCGTGTGATCGAAGAACCGTTTAACACGCTCGCGGGTTGCCTTGAGCGGATCGCCACCCTTGGGCGTCTGCTTCGGGTAGACGTCGATCTCAGATCGGAACACCCGCTTGCAGGGCCTGCCACGAAGACGCTGAGCGGATCCGGCCCACGCGAGATAGGCCCGATAAGTCCCGAGATCGACGTGCCGGTTGTTGCGAAGTCGCTCGGGCGGTACACGGTCGCGAACTGCTGGTGAATGCTCGCCGTTCGAGTAGATGCGGTCCTTCAGTTCGTTGCAGTAGAGTTCGTCAGGACCGACCACCATCGCCGGCGCCGGATCGAATTCGGAGATCGCCCAAGCGACCGCGATGAGCAACAGAGTTCCGCCGACCTGGGTGGACTTCTTCACGGAGATCTGCCGCACTTCGGGATCTTTGAACGCGTCGATGATCTCCCGCCAGAAAGGATTTTCCGATAGATCGTAGCGGCCTGGAGTCGCTTCCGTGTCGCGAGACAGACGAATCGACTGCTCGCACCACTCGGACAGCTTCTGGTCCGCGCGAGGACGCCAGCAGGAAACGCCGACAGTTCGCATTGCATCAATCGCTATGCTCATCGATCCCACCAGGAGAAGCGTCTCGGTCGCCTTCGATCAGTTCCGCGATCATCTCGCGTGTTTCGGCAACCACCTTGATCGCGGCTTCGTAAATTGATTTCTTTGCTCGGTCGTCGATGCTCGATGGCAGCGAGGCCAATAATCGCGGCGCGAGCGTGTTGAGGACCGTGACGGCGTATGAATTGACGCGAGCAAAGAAAGCCTGTGCCTCCTCCGCGTCAACCATCTTCCCTTGCATCTTGCGAAGCTCGAGTTTCGCCTGCTCGGTCTTCACCTCGACGAGTTGATCACGACTCGTTGGCGTGACGGCGACGGCGTCCTGGCGTTGCAGCGACTCGGGTATTTTTACCTTCGATTTTCTTCCAGGCTGTTGCAGCCAATCTGCTATCGCCTTGATCGGAAAGCATCCCTGGATGTTCTTGCCTTCGGCGAATTTCCCAGGCTTTCCAGGAAATGAAGGATCCTCAAGCCAGGTCTTTACCGTCCGCGAGTTGACTCCGAAGAACTCAGCGACTTCGCGAATCTTCGAGAGGACAGGTGCCTCGATCTGAGTCTTTGGTAGGTCTTCTTGGCGTTTCGCCTTGCCGGTCGCGAGCAACCAGCCAGCCAGCACATCCGGATCGTAAAGCAGTCGCCCCTTTTCCGGGATACTCGGAAGCCCTTCCTTCCTCCAGCCAGACAGCGTCTTTGCTGAGATCTTCAGTTCTACGCAGACTTCTTTGGCTGAAAGCATGCTACCTAGATTCGCGTCCTCGTTTGTAGCCAAACATGTACATCGCGAACGACACAATGAACGTCATCACGAACCGAATGCACTCTTCGCTCATCCAACTACCTTCAATCCAGCCAGAGGATTGCGATCGATCGGCTGAGATACTGACTCTGGTTCGTCGGACGTCGATGATTCCTGATTCTCTCTGATCAACTTGTCGCTCAATTCAAGTTCTCGCTCGAACTTCATGAACATCAGAAGTGAACGCATGACCGTCGCATATTCGGAAGAACTTTTAGTGCCTGCCGCCAGAGACAAACCCTTGCGAAATACGGCGCGAACTTCATCTTCCGTTGCGACACTGCCAAAACGAAGCCTTCGAACCACCTGGTTGAACTCAGCGGGAGTTAACGCGGCGATTTCCTCGGCTGACTTTTCGAGTGCGTTTTTCTTGTGCCGGCCGCCGCTCATTGGGTTTTCTCGTCAATAGGGTTGGTTTCCCGCCCGTCTGATCCACCCATCGCTGGATGGCGATTGCGACATAGCCCGGATTGATCTCGATCGCACGACACGAACGACCGAGGTTTTCGCAAGCGACGATCGTGGTCCCAGAACCAGAGAACGGTTCGTAAACCATCTCGCACGTGTGATTCCGAATCGCTCGAGCCATGCACTCGAGCGGCTTTTGCGTGCTGTGACCGTGACCAGAATCGTCTCGCGACGGGATCTCCCACAGCGTTGTCTGCGAGATCTCCCACAACGTCGATTGCGAGCGATCCGTGTTTCTATGTCCTTTTCGTCCTTCGCGAACAGCATACCAGCAAGGCTCGTGTTGCCAGTGATAATCGCCGCGTGAGAGTGCCATCCGGTCCTTGGCCCAGATGATCTGCGAGCGGATCTTGAACCCATTCTGCTCGAGCGAATGCTGGACGACCGATGACATCACCGCGTTGTGATAGACGTATGCGACGTCTCCAGGAAATAGTTTCCAGGCCGGCGACCAATCCGCGATGTGGTCGTTTTCGACCTTGCCGAGTTTGTCCTGGTTCTTGTTGATGCCGGCCTTGGCCCGCCAGGAAGCATCGTACTCGATCCCGTACGGCGGATCGGTGACCATAAGCAGCGGCACATCGTCGCCGAGCAGGCGAGCGACGTCAGCCTCGGAGGTCGAGTCTCCGCACAGGATCCGGTGCCTGCCAAGTTCCCAGATATGCCCGCGTTCGACGCCCCACTTCGCGCACAGTTCTTCGGCCTTATCGATCTGCGGCTCTGGATCGTTGGCTTCGGAACCATCGTCCTTGATGCCGGCTTCCTTCTTGAGCGAGTCGATGAGAGCGCGGAGCGAATCCGAACTCGTTTCGAAGCCGGACGCGAGAGCGGAGAGGGCGTCCTTGTCAGTGCCGGCCATGCCAGCCAGAGGATCGAGCGTCAGCAGGATCTTGTCGGCCTCGTCCTCGGTCACATCGAGGACCAGCGCGGGGACCTTCTGGTTTTCCATCAGGTCGAGACGCAAGTGCCCGTCGATCAGTTCATAGCCCGCATCGACTTCGCGAACCAGGACGCAGTCGGCGAACCCAATCTCGGCCAGGACCGCAGCGAGCGCCTCGCGTTGCTTCTTCGGATGCGTCCGCCAGTTGCGAGGGTTCTTCTTGAGTTCGCGCGACGGGATGCGGACAAACTTCTTGATGCGATCGCGGATTGCGTTCATGGATTCTCAATTCGGTTCCAGCGAGATCGCACCGCTCGGGCATTCATTCACGACTCGCGCGATCTCATCGGAGTCGGCAGCGTTGGCATCCACCCAGGGACGACGCTTCGGATCGAACACGGCCGGAAGCGATCGCCAGCAGTTCTCGCAGTGCGAGCAAAGATCGGAGTTCCAGTAGATGGTGAGCGAGGCGTCGGATTTCATGTACTCACGCTTGGCCATGAATGTCATCCTATTTTTGAATCGAGGCCTCTAATCCGCTGCCGGACTCGAACTGGCGTCTCCCGGTTATTGGCCGGGCGTCTCTACAGAGGCTTCGAACCTCTCCAACTAGACCAAGCGGCTTCGGGGCCTCGAAGTTGCGGGCCTGAGAGTCGAACTCAGAACACCAGAGGTTATGAGCCTCGGTAGGCACCACGCCTTCCACCTGCGATAAACGCCGGGCCTTCAGGGTCAACACGATCAACGAAGTTTAGAAAGCTTCTCCCGCTCGCCTGTCGGCTCACTCCCGCCGGCGCGGGAGGATCCTACAAAAATGCTCAGTTAATCGCCGAGGCGTGATCTACTTGCCTGCCGGTCGCTTATCGAGTCCTTTTTCGCCCAAGAACTCCGCCACGTCGTCAACATGCAAGCAATCGACCATGCACGCGTAGTCATTCGCCGGTTGGATGGCCGCGATGTTTCCATTGCAGTAATCGTTTCCTGGTGTCGCGCTATGGAGCACTCCGTACGAAACGATCTTGCCTGAGCCCGTTTCGAGCTTCACGATCTTGTCGCCGTTCTTCGCTTCACGTCCGTTGCGATAGTGCATTTGTTGCTCCTATGAGAATGATTCAAAAAATTGCCGGCTCCAGATTGTTCCGGCCGGCGCGGATCTTATTTTCCGTTTCGTGCTGTTCGCGATTAGCTTGGCGTCTGGCGAATCTGGTCGCCTCATGATCGGGGAATCGCGCGAATCCTAGCCCCCGAAACCACACCCTGCACGCACTACGGAACTCATCAAAATAGGGTATTTCAATCACCCGCCAGGATGCAGCTTCGCTCGAACCGCGGCGTCCTTGGCTTCCAAGAGTTTCCTCAGTGCGACCGTTCGCTCCGGTCCTTCGTCGACGCGGGCACAGATCGTTGCGGCGAGTTCTCCAAACGGTTGAGAGATGAGTTGGAGGGTGGCTGGTAGATGAGAGAACTCGAACCATTTCAGCATTCGGTCAGGGCTGCCCATTAGTTTGGCTTCCAAAAGGCGGTGATTTTGGCTCGTAGAAACTGACCTCGGTTTCTAAGTCGAACAGAGCATTCCAAAGATCGTGATCGACAGTTTCCGGATTCAGTCGCTTTAAGATGAACATTGCCCACTGCATTCGCTCATGGAGATCACCTCTGGCTTTCGGAGTGCACTTGCGGTACCGCTCCGGAGGCGACAGTTTTTTTAAGTTTCAGTTCTTCATATCGCCACCTCGTTAGGTTGGAAGGTTTCGATTTGCTGGACCGTTCCGCAGCAGCATAAGCCAAGAGGCGAACATTCGTCAAATCACTTACTGGATTGATGACTTCTTGAACTCACGCGAGATACTAGCTCCTGCCGCTTTTCCCATTTTCTCGGGCAAGCTTTCGAACTCGTTAGCCAAAGCCGAACGCCCCATGTCCGTGATCTCGTAATACGAAACTCGCCCGTACTTGAATTGCGGCCGGACCCAGTTCTTCAAGTGACAGAAGTGCGTTCGAGAGATCACAGCCTTGCGACTCAAGTAGGTCTCTTTCGCGATCTGTGACAGCGACTTGCCGTCGGAGATACCTGCTAGGACAGGACGCAGCTTGTCGAACTGGTACTCCCGACCGCGAGCGACGTCCGATTCCGAGAACTTGTCGTAGATGTCCACGAACAGATCGACCAGCGTCGCACCGAACGCTAGGCCCTCGCCGGATTGATCGAATAGATGCCAGGCGTTTTCCTGCCAGGCAAGACGATCGCCGCGGCGAAGGCGACGCTCGACGATGTGGACCACGCGCGGCCAGCGATAGCGGGTTTTGGAATTCTCAGAAGACACGTTTTTTCCTTTCCTTGGCTGGTGGCTTGTTGTCCACGATCTCGAGCGGCCGGCCACAAGCGACGCACTCAATCCTAAGCCACTCGCCGTTGCGGCAGGGGGTGGCTCGCGTTTCCTTGTGACGACAGCCGCCACTCTCAAAGTTCGCCGCGGCGAAGAACCAGCCAGGAGGACAGCGGCCGGCGAACACGTCATAGAACGGCTCCTCGGGCAACGGTGGCTCCCAGTGCGTCTCCCAGCCAGGAAGGACGCCAGGCAGGCCCCAGTTGATCAGGACCTCGATTTTCGAGACGAGGATCCGCGACGGTGGGCGATGGCAGCCGAGACAGCGATAAACGCCGTAGCGGTCCAGCCAGCGGAAGGCGGAATGGCAATTTGGGCAAGGTGCATTGGGATCGGTGGACTTTCGCTTGGCGATGAGAGAGGAAACGGTCACAAAAACCCCCTACCTATAGGTGTAATAAATCGAGTTTGATTACGTTTTTACCAGTTTACTACTCTCGTAAGTCTTTTTGTTTCATGGGTTTAGACCTCAAGTAAGGAAGTAAGGTATTTTCTGCGCGAGATCCCCCCATATACACACAATTCATTTTGCTCCCCCTTAGGCCCCTTCTGCTTTTCACACCCCTCTCTACGTATCTATCTCTATCTTCATTTCTTACTTTCTTACTTCTTCTTCTAAATATATAAATCTCTAGGACTTAGAGAGGTTAGAGTTCTGTAATATAATGGTAACGTGTTAGAAAACGGCCGCCTGGGCCTCGCTCCCGTAGCAGTGCCCCTTGATGAAATCCCAAGGGATACAGATCGCGTGCTGGCGGGCGTTGTTCCCGACGTTGACCGTGCAGCTAATCGTTCCGGGAATCCGCTTCAGTAGCTGGCTAATCTCCCGCGGGCTGAAGCCTTGCAGCTTCTTGGCGACCAGTTTCGAGTTGATCGTGAGGCAGCGGACTCCACGAACGCTGTTCACGCCGATGCCAAGCTGCGTTCGGAGTTGGCGACAATGCTCGCTGTTGCTGTCCACGTAGTCCGCCTCTTCCGAGAGGATGTCGTAGACCGAGACCTGCATCTGCCCACCTGCGGCGATCGCCAGAAGCATGATCTGGTCGAGCAGTTCAAAATGCGTTGCCTGGTGCTCTTCCTCGGCGGCTTGCGGCGCGGCGGCCTCAATGAACTCCTTGAGATGCTCTAGGGCGTCGTCAGGGCCTCCACCAAGCGACAGAGCGGTCAGGCAAGCCCCACAGGCCAATCCTTCCACCGTGCGATCGTGAATGGCCGTCCGGACGCTCTGATGCATATTCACTGCCAGCTCAGCGGCCTCCAGCCCGTAGCAGCAAGCGATCGCCATGATGGAATGCCGAAGCCGTTCCCTTTCCTGGTGGGTCGGCATCTTCCACGCGACCTTTCTGGCCTCGGGAGGCTTCTCTAGATCGAACGTCAGGAACCGGTTGGCGTCCATGTGTGCTTCGAGACCAACCATCACGCCTGATACCCAGCAGATCGACCGGATGCCGAACTCGACCGCCTTGTGGCTGGACGAGCCCATCAGGATCTTGTCGCCAGGTCCAGCCGTTCGAAGCATCTTCAGCACGGCCGTCTTCTCGCGCTGCTCGAGAGAATCGAACTCATCCAAGCAAACCGCGAGCGACTTGTGAGCGATCGCCTGGCGGATGCCTGCAGCCGACGACATCGCTCCCTTGAGCGTCAGCTTGCCAAATATCCCGAGATCGTTCTGCTTCTCGCGATCGCCGAAGATGAACTTGCAGAGACTCGACTTGCCGGCGTTCGAATCGCCACGAATGGAAACCTGCGGGCGGTATCCCCAGAGATCCTGAACGAACGTCGCTCCAACCAGGGAAGCGAGAATGGCGGGATCCGATTCTTGCCGTTTCCAGGTCCAGCGATCGATGAAGGCTCGGAGCGTCTCCCATTGAAACCGGACCCATTCGGTGTCGGTCCGAGCTCGGTGAATCAGGGCCCCGATCGCGTCGTGGTCGTACCAGTTCGTCCCGTCGAACTTGAAAAGCATCCCGCCATATCGCGGTCGATCGACTTTCATCCAAACTCGGTCTCTCCTGAGCACAGACAGATGTGAACCGTTGCAGATCACGATGCAACTCTCGCCGTCGTCATCGATCCCCTTGTAGATCCCGATGCCCCGCATAGATGACTGCGCGTCATCAACTCGCCGGCCAGAAGCCGCCATCGCGATCGCCAGTCGAATCGTACTCATCTCAAATTGGCCTTCTTCGTCGCCGATCACTGGCGCGGCTTTGGGCCCCACGATGCGAACCAGGTTCTCCTTGGTCAGTTTCCCGATGTCACATCTAATCGTGTCCGACTTCTGCGTGAATATCGAATAGACGTAGATCGATGATTGATCTTCGCAGAGCACATCCAAGCCAATCTCATCGAGTGCATCCTGGTACTTGGCTGGAATGCGAAAACCACCGGCGACTTGCTTAGGAACGTCGGCGACACCCATGACCTTCGTTGCCTCAGCCAACTCCAGAAGCTTTCCCCAGGCGAGCGGACCGTGCTCAAGGATGAAGTCGCGTAGATCCTTGCCGTGGTCTTGGCTGAACTCATAGGGCAGCTCAATCAGCCGAACTTGGCCTCCTGCGGCCGTGATCTGGCTGGACCATTTCTTGGCGCCATCCTGCCCGACCTGGTCTTGATCGCCGATGATACAAACGCCTTGAGCACGCGTTAGGAATTGGGGCGCGCCGTCAGGTATCGCCTTCGCTCCGTTCGATGATGTGACGACAACGTGCTTTCCCCATTCCTCCTCGGGAATGATCGAGATCAGAGCGGCTAGGTCGGTTGGACCTTCGACCTTCCAAATCGTCTCCACGATCCCGCCAGCGGCGATAAGACGAATCGATTCCTCGCCGATCAATCCACAAACCGTGCCGCCGACGCAAGCTTTACGTTCCAGCGTTTCACCTTTCTCTGGGTTATAGACGCTGATGCACTTGCTGGTGGCACTCATCGCCACGTACCCGCAGATCGACTGAAGGTCCTCGCCGAACACCTTGAACATCAAAGCAACTTTAGATTTCTGAAACTTTCCGAAGCACGTCCCAGCCAAGTCGATGCCGCGTCGAGTAATTCCCGGATTGTTCATAAGGAACAGCGGGATCAGGTTCTCTTGCCACTTCATCAACTCAACGTTGAGTTCTTTTTTCTCCTTCTTCACCTTTGCCTTTTTCTCCGACGGCTTCATGCCTAGGAACTGCCCAACCGTATCCACAACGTCGGCGAACCTCTTTCCGGTCCACCAGGCCGCGACCTCGAAGCCGTCGCCGGCTTTCTCGAGGCAGACATTGCAGATCGCGCCGCCCTTCTCGTCGAAGTCATCGAACACCCGCCAACGATCGGTTCCGCCGCATTTCGGGCACGGTTGATGCCGGCCGTCAAGCGACTCTGCTGGTAGGCCAAAGTGTGTCAGAATCTCCGTCCAGCGGCCGGTCGCGTTCCCTCGGACGTCTTCCTTGTCGTATCCCATTCCGTGTCCTTGCCTTTCAAATTCTTTTCCCAGTATCGATAGAGCCACCGAAACGCGAGCGTCTCGGCCATCTCGGGAGTATCACAAAAGAGCCACTGCACGCGCGGGAATCGTTGTTGATACGAGAGCACCGAGCGGACGAAAATCTTGCCATTGAGCCAGCCAGGTTTAACGCCCCACTGCGGCGCGTCGACGACCAGCGTTCCGAGAGTCGCTTCCACGATCACGACCGAGCAGTCGATCTCGTTGAGGTTTGCCAGCTCCTGCTCGAAGCGTTCGCGTCTTCCTGGCAGGTCTCGATCGGCCTCCCAGCCAGATTGCCAACCGAGGACCGTGCCCCAGGCGTCCTGCTTGGACTTGCGTTCGATCGCGACGTGGCCGAAGCCGCCTGCCAGGGAATAGTCGCCGAGCGAGTTCGGATGCCGGCCGAGATTGGCTCGCTGGATAGGCACCATGAAAATCGCGTCCGATCGATCCGCGTCGGCGCGAATGCCGCGAAACCGCCAGTAATGGTGATCGGGTTCCGCTGTGTCGATGAGGACGGTGAACGGACAGCGAACGAAGCGTTCTTGGGAAGGTTTGCGAGGGGTCATGTAATGAGTTGATTCTTAAAAAAGAACGTTCTGCGCGAGACGCTTTTCGGCAATCTCGCAATACTCTGGGTTAACCTCGATGCCGATAAACCGGCGGCCGTTTAGCTTGGCCATCTTGGCGGTCGTTCCGCTGCCGATGAATGGATCCAGCACGATGTCGCCTTCGTTGGACCAACTGAGGATGTGATCGCGGGCTAGCGATTCTGGAAAAATCGCGGGGTGGTCGTAGGCGTTGACGTCTTTCGTCGTTTTCATGTAGCCAGCGTCGATAGTCCAAATGTTGTAGCGAATTGAGTACTTTGAAACCTCAAACTCGCGATCTGGTCTGCGAATCGAGCCGTCTGGCTGCCGTTCCATTCGGCTTGTCTTTTTCGCGCCAGCGTGCGCCGTCTTCCTGTCAGCGATTAGATTCGCTGTTTTCGGCTGTCCCTTGCTGAAGACGTACATGTACTCCCAGACAGGGTAATACCTATTTGACTCAGGAAACGACATGCCGTTTTTGTAGTACACCATCGTGTCATGCTGACGCAGACCTATCCTGCGAAAATGCTTCGCCTGATCGGCGCTTGTGCCAGTCTCACTACCGTCCTTAGTCTGATCGTTGACCACCCACACAATCACCCCGCCCGGTTTCAGCACCCGCTTAAGCTGCCACGCCACGCCATAGAAGTCCCAATCGTGGCCGCCATACGTCCGCAGGTCGTCGTACGGTGGCGATGTGACAACGAGATCGATGCAATCACGCGGAAACGTCCCTAGAACGTCGCAGTTATCCCCGCAGATGATTTGGTCTAACGGTAACTCGATATCATTATCTTTCACGCCGTCACCAATTCCTTTCTTCCGATCTTGGGAGCACACAATTCGCGGAGGAACGTCTTCCGCTGCCAGATTGAAGCCTTCGCGACCGCAGCTTGTGCGACGCTTTCGTTGCCCACCAGGAAAGTCGCCTGCTTGGCTCGCGTGATCGCGGTATAGAGCAGCGAGCGATCGAGCAGCCGCCGAGCCCCTGCGTACTCGTCGAGCATGAAGATCGCGAACCGGACCTGCGAGCCTTGCGACTTGTGCGTCGTGATTGCGTAGGCCAGAGAGAACGAGGATCCGGTTTGACCCTCCTCCGATTCCGATTCGATGTCCTGCTTGAACACCTGCACGATGCGGCGCGGCGAAACCATCTCGACGATTATCGACTTCGGGTCGATCTTCAGAACGCGGCCCATCTCGCCGTTCGCCGTATAGACTTGGCCGCCAGCGTTCAGGACCGCGTCGGGCGGAACGGCTTGGCCGAACTCCCTGCCACGATAAGGGATCATCCAACCGTTCTTCGTCTGCATGACCTTATCGCCGACGCGGAACGGGGTTCCTTTCGTGGCGGGACTCTCATTCAGGTGCTGTTGCAACACCAGGTTCAACGCGTTCGAACCGAGCATGCTCGTCTTGGCTACGGGCGAGATGACTTGCACGTCCCAGAGCGGATCCGCTCCTTCCTCGATCGCCCAGTCGTAGATCTCCAGCATCCGCTTCAGACGCTTGTCGTCGGTGCTGGCTCGAACGATCGACAGGTTCGTCGCCTCGGTGAGTTCGTACTCGGTGTCGTAGTCGTACGCTTTGAACTTCTTCCCCTCGCGGATCTGCGAGCCTGCCAGGACGATGGCCCCAGCGTTGCGACGGACCTGAGTGAGTTCGCCGGTCGGCAGGAACGTTGCCATGTCGCGGAGCGGAGCACCAGGCCCGACAGGCGGGAGTTGATAGGGGTCGCCCAAGAAAAGGATGTGGCAGCCGGTTGGACATGCAGAAATCAACCGATACATCATCTCGAGATCGACCATCGAACTTTCGTCCACAAACAGAAAGTCGATATCAAGCGGATTCGTTCCGTCGAATCGGTATCCGCTCCCGTTGTAGCCGAGCAAAGAGTGATTGGTCACCGCTCGAACGTTTACGCCGATCTCGCTGAGAGCCTCGGTAAGTCGAACGGCAGCTTTTCCCGTCGGCGCCGTGATGGCGAATTGTCGCTTCGAGGCAATCACCGCTTTGATTGCTTGAGCGGCAGTAAACGTCTTCCCGGTGCCCGCCGAGCCGAGTAAGAGGCCAATGCAACCGCTGAGAGCGATCATTAATTGCTCGTGTTGGTGCTCCCCGTCCCGCCAGAGTGGAATCTTCGGCCACTCCGGTCGCATGTCGGATTCCTCGATCAGCATCTCGGCAAGCTTCGATTCCCACTTCGCCTCGATCGCCGTCGCTAACCACTCGAAGTCGCCGTCCCAGTGCAACGGTCCGTTGTGGCCTTTCGTCCTGCGACGCGACAGGAGGCCCGAGCGGATCCCAAGCTTCACCGCCCTGGCTGGATCTCCATCGCTCGCAATCGAAGTCGAGATGACATGAGCGACGCGCGTGAACGGGTGCCAGATCGAGCCGTCGCCGTTCGTTCCGAGATCGTACGCTGCGCAGAGCGTCTGACGTTTCAGAGCGTCCTCTCGCTTGCCGAGATCGAGATACAGCTTGTCGGTCAGCTTAAATCCGCACCGAGGGAACTGCATGAGGATGTAAGGATTCCGCTCGATGATATCCCGAGCAGAGTCCCCCCAGTGATAAACCACACGCGCGGCGAGTTCGCGAGGAAATCGCCTGCCAAGAAGTAGCTGCATGCAGTCGATCACTTCCTGGGTGGACTCCGCACGGCAATACATGAACGCGGCGAACTGCTTCTCTGAGAAGCCCGACTTGTTTCGGTAGCTAGTCCAGTTGCCAAAGAACGAATAGTCCTTGCCGCGAGCCAGGCCCCACTCGTCCTCGCGGACTTTCACGCACACCTCGTCGCCGCTGCCAGATGGCAAGATCGAAACGATGTGCGTATCAAACGGATCGCCGGCGAACGTCGCGCGAGTCGCGATCATCCGGCCGGTTAGCTGGTCAAAACGCATTGGATGATTCCATAAAAAGGGCCGCGTCCGTGCGGCCAAGGAAGGAAAGGTTGGGAGTGAGAAACGAGTTACCGAACGAGTTCTATGGCTTCGCGAAGTTGACGAATCCAGTTATTCCTGGACTCAGTCATGGCCTTCTCTTCCTCCCACTTCTTCGCGTGATACCCAATCCGATCAACCAGAGACTCAGACCGCTTTCGTTCCCACTCGTCGAACGGGAGCGACTCGTCTTCGTGACACCAGCCAGAACAATCAAACTCAATGGACTCCTCCAGTTGCTCGACGATGAACTTTGCGTATTCGCGATGCTCTGCCGTTGGAGGATTAAACTTCTTCGCCTTCTCAAGCATCGCCAGATAGCGTTGTTTTTTCTCAGTAACCTCCTCGCGATAAGCTGCGTTTCGCTTCTTCTTTTCTTCGATCTCGCGATGGTAGAGAGCTAGTCGCTCCTCCATAATCATCTCGCACCACTTCTCGTATTCCTTGCGAGTCGCCTCAAGCTGGCCTTCATTCCAACTTGACGGTTGGAATTCCGGAATCACGCTGCTTATCGGCTCGTCGCGAAGCATGACGCAGGCACCGAAATTCCTCGCGCACTGCAATGCGTAGTCTCTGAACTCCGTCACAGTTCCGTCTGCGACTCCTGCTGTATATCCAGTTGGCATGATGTCACCTGTTTTGCGTTGAAAAAGAATACCCAGCCAGGTCGGTTAATCCCCAGGCAACACGCCCAGAGAAACGGGAAAATAAAAAACCGCCGACCTGAACTGGGCACTACGACTGAATCAGAACCGCGACTTATTGACTTCCTTCGCGGTCGCTTTCGCTGTTTGCCCGCCAGGACGAGATACCTTCGCAACGCGGCGGAGTTCGGCCGGGATCATGCTCAAGCCTTCTTGTGACTTCGGAATGTCCGCCGCCTCGGGATCGTCAACGTGGTAGATGTCGGCGAATTTCATCTGTACGACGGTCTTTCCGTCCCGCGTTTGATTCTCTTCGAGTCGAACCAGGAACTGCCGGCCGATTGCGTCGCTGAGTTCGAGATCCGCCTCGATGCCTTTGTCGCTTGGATTGATCAGCCCGACGGCGAGCAAGAATCGATCGACCTTCTTCCGGTCGAACTTGCCGCCGTCTTTCGCTTGCAAGTTCGGGTTGAACCATACGCCGCGCCACTCTTTGTCTTCCTGGCCGGCCGCGTTCGTGGCGAATACTTTCGCAACGATGCCGAACAGTGAGTTCTGAATCAGCGTTCCGTCCGGCTTCACCGCAGGCTCGCTAATGTCCTCGATCACCATGTGATAGTCGCCGGCCTTGCTCACGCGTGTATTGCCCGAGCCCATGTCGTCGCCAGTTCCCCATTTCATACGTCCAGTCTCCTGTCAGTGAGGGTTTGTTTGAGTTCTAGAATTTGGTGAGTTGATAAGTGCCAGGTGACCGGAAAACCGAACAGTTCCTTCGCCGTCTTCCAGATCTCTGTCGCGCTGAATCCCTCCAGGAGAAAGGCGACGTTTGGTGCTCGTTGAATGCTGTCCCGAAACCAGTCCTCGTCCGTTGAGTAATCTGGCGGGAAGCCGGTTAGTTTTTTGCTAGGTCTTCCAGCTTCGCGATCATGTCCTTTGCTTGGTTCTGGCTGAGATCAGAGAACGCCTTGCACTTGCGAGCAGCGAGAGCGTTTGCCTGTTCCTCCTCGTCAATCTCCAGTTCGATGAACAGTTCCGAGAGGCGAACGAGTTGCTCCTCGGTGATCGAACTCTTCGAGCCAGGCGTGAGCCGAGTTTTCGCCGGCTCCGGCTTCGGTTCTTCCTTGGCAGGCTCCTCGAACGGAACCGTGTCCTCGACCGTTTCAAACTCGGCGTCGATCACCTCCGCTTCTGGTTCCGCTTTCTTCGCCTGCGACTTCTCGCGAGCGACTTCAATCGCAGACTTCGCCGGCGCGGCAGGTTGAACGACTTCCGACCGAGGCGTGTCGGCGACGTCCTGAAGCTCTTCCGGCGTGTAGCAGCCAGCAGCGATCTCCGGCACCAGCTTCTTCACCGACGACGACACGAGCCGCGACCAGAGCATGTCACGACGGTCCGTCGGCGTTGACCAGTTATCCTTGAAACCTTCCTCCGGCTTCTTCCAGTTCTTCCACGGCCAGCGAGACGCTTGTGCTTCCTCCCAGGTGAACTCCCACTCGTAAACCTCGTCCTCCCAGGTGAAGGCGATCGCGGCGCGGTCAGGCGAGTTCTCGAGGATCTTGTAACGCCCGCCAGCAGAGCGGAACTCAGCGAGCAAAGCATCCGCCCGCATCGACGGCTTCCCTTGGATCATGTGATAACGGCGGTTGAACTCGATCGCCGTGATGCCCTCCATCATGCACGTGAGAGCGATGACGAATCCTTCCTCTTTCGTCTTGCCGCCGCAGACCATCGCGTACGACTGGGCCATCTTGTCCGCTGCGACGAGCGGATCGGCCATCTTGTCATAGACCTGTAATGCAGTTCCCATCTCTAGAATCGTCTCACTTTCTTGGCTGGTTCCGCAGCCGCCGAGACAGCTACGGGTTTCGGTTTCGATGTCGTCTGCTTGGCAGGCTTCTTCGGTGCCTTGCCGAGCATCTGCATTCGTTCCATCCAGATCACTGGCTGGATCACGTCGTTGATAGCGTACTCCTTCGCCTTCTCTGGTTCTTCATGCCAGAGACGAGCGAAGTCCGCTCCGGTGACGCCCTCCGGTTTGCCTGGCGTGCCGAACACTTTCGCAAGCGTCTCGAAGTCCGACTTGCAGTTCGACCAACTGCGGCCGAGCAGGTACTCGACGCGGAGATCGATGAACGTGTCCGAGAAGTTCACGCGATGCTTCCAGCGTTCGATGACGCCCATCGGCACATCGACGCCAGCCAGCCAGGAACGGAAGACAAGAAATGGAAGATCGAACTCGAGGATATTGAGTCCGACGAGACGACCGCCAGAGAGACGCTGTCGTGTGAACTCCTCCCAGAAGCGAACGAGTAGGTCGGCTTCCGGTGCGTGATCGATCGACGCCTCGCCGCCCTCCGTGTTGCAGTACTGGATGCAGATAATGAACCCAGTCGCAGGATTCAACGCGGCACGGTCCTTGAAGTCGCGCCAGTGCTTCTCCTTGCCTTCAGCGATTGCCCGCTCGGCGTTCGCTGCTTTCTCCTGGTGAGCACTCCTCGCCGCGTCGATCTTCTCCTTGATCTTGGCGGGGTCCTTCATGTTCCCGAGTTTCACCGACGACTCGTCGAACTCGCCTACCAGGAAGGGAGTCTCGTCGAACGTCGGTAGCAGTTTCTGCAGGTCCGCGTCAGGTAGCGGACCCGTTTCGATGTCGAAGAATTTCACTCGTTCTCCTTTCCAAACGGGCTGTTTGCGGTCAACGCGACCGGTGGCATGCCCGCGCCAAAGATGTAGAGCCAAATGCGACCAGTCCGCTGGAACTCTTCGATTTCTTCGCTGGTAATCTTCCAGCACGAAATTAGAAGCGGATGACCGTCTTCGGATTGCGTGAAGCAAACAGAAAGCGGTTCGCATTCGTCGTGTGTCATTTCTGGAGGTTTGCCGAGTGCCAGGTTCGACTCGGCGAAAGAACAGGGAACCATTATTCCTCGTCGTCCTCATCCTCTCCCGCGTCATCCTCCGCGTCTTCTTCGCCCTCGTCCTCGGGCGTGCTGTTTCGTTGTGCCCAAAACTCGACTAATGCGTCCTCGATCTGCGTCGCTTTCGCCGGACCGATACCAGTCACATCCGTCAGCGACTTCTTGTGCTTGTCGCTCCAGTCGGCCAGGTCGCCAAGCGTCTCGAGCGGCGGTTTGTTCTCGAGCAAGAACGCACAAAGCTTCTCGGGGATGCCTGCGTCCTCGATCGTGACTTCCCGCCAGGATTGATC